TTACAGCATGGGCTGGATTTTTAGCATAAGCTACAGGATCGATAATTGTAAAACAATCACCTCTATCTTCACAAACATCAATAGCTTTATTTGTAATAGCACTATGTAGATTATGAACCAAACCAGGTAACAAGATTAGATTAACATCAAATTCATCTTGATTAGCAAGTAAGTCAAGAGCTTCAGAATATCCTGCTCCACCATCTAATGCTGTCGTATCAGTTGGTTTAAACCCTTGAGTTTGTTCTGCTATATTTTCATAGAAATTAACAGACTCAGTCTTAATAGTTCCATTTTGATTACCTAAAGCATCAAATCCATTAAATCCATCTAAACCACTAGCAAATCCACCATTTGATGAACCACTACCAGCTTGTGGTAATGATGCGGATAATACATCACTTCTAATAGTTCCATTTTCATCTAAATAATCTACTGTATTATTAATAGATTCAACAGTTATGAATCTTGATTTGTTTGGATATGAACCACTTAATTCAAGATATTTTGTAGTTCCATCGTCTCTAACAGTTTGTCTTTGGTCACCAATTGCTTTAGCAATATAATTTGGTGAGTTAGGGTCGAGATTTACACCAGTATATGACTCAAGAATTTGTTTTCTTTTGTGATTGTCATTACCAGCTCTAACTGATACAGTAAATGTTCCTTTTGTATTATTTACATTACTGATTTCATATCTAATGTTGTGTTTTGAACCACTAACTAATATATTGTTTTTTCTAGCAGTTGTGTCAGCATTATTCATTATTGTTCCATCAGCAATTGTTTTTAGTTTGAATGATGTAGCATTTGTAGTAGAATTTGTTCCACCAGTCATATTAAATCCTAATGCAAGATTTGTAGTAGTAAAATCTGCTTTTATTGGAGTTACATAATTAGGTGTTGTTGCAATATTATCTGCACCTGAACCAGTAGTTACTGTTAGATTTCCTGCAGTTCCTGCACTTGAAGCAGATATTACCAATATAGCATTTTTAAATCCATCAGCTCCTCTAGTTCCTCTAGAAGCTGAAACTGCTAAATCACCAGCAATAGTAGCTGCATTAATACTTTCAACTAAATTAGCGATAGCTGATGCTGTGTGATGTCCTTCCGCCTGTCCACTACCAAAATCAACAAATTTTTGTGTTGACGAATTGTCTAGTCCAGCAGATGATGATACAAATACAAATGAAACACTACCAATTCTAAACTCATCTTGTCCACCAGCTGATAAAGAACCAGTAGGGTTTGCGGTGAATCTATAAGATTGTGATGCAAATGTTGCTCCAGTTGTGTCTCCCACACTAGCTACATCTGCTTCAGCTGGTCCAAATGTTCCATCCATAACTCTAACCACTGTTAAAGTATCTGAATTTTTTAAATATTCTTCAGCTGCATGTGATGTCAAAAACTGAAATGAATTTGAACCACTTTTCACAACATCTCCAAATTTTGCTTGAAAATCTGAATACGATGTTACAACGGTTGGGATTCCTGCAGGACCTTTAAGGGTTGGTCCAACAAGAGCAGCTCCTATATCAGCGACAGCAGAAGGTAAGAAAGTCTGGTCTATTTCATTCGTAAATACACCGGGACTTATAATTTTTTCGGCCATTGAATTTCTCCTAAGTTAACTTTTTAATTTTTGAGGTAAACATACTATTTTGCGCATTAGTATTATTCATATATAAATATACGATTAAAACTTCAAACAATGATTTTTTTTTTATTATTCTGATTTATTTGGTGTGAACACACCTGTTTCAGGATTTAAAGAACCTTGTCCATATTTTTTTGTGATTCCATCAAGAAATTTTTGTTCTTCTTCTTGAATTTGTTTTAGAGAATTTTCTAAATCAATTTCTTGATTGTCTAATCTGATTTGTGCTAATTTTAATTGTCCAAATTGATTTTGAACATTAAGATAGCTTTTTTGTATATCTTGAACATTTTTTAGTTCTTCTTCTGTGAATTTTACTTCTTCTGGCATTTATAACCTCCATTTGTGATTTGTTATATAACTATATATAAATATATATAAATTTTCAAAACAAGTGATTTATTTTATCTTCCGTATGATGAACCACCTGATTTTGTATTTGACTGACTTTTATCTACTTGTTCGTCTGTGGCATCACCTTCCATACCAAAAGTAACTCGTGATGTGGTTGTGAATTTTTTCATATTTGATACTTTATTTGTAATTACTGAATTTAAGTATTCTGGTAATAAATAAGCTTTAGATGTAACACTAAATGTTGATTTAATAAATCTTTCACCATCTTGATTCATTTCTGAAGCATCCGATACACTATCAATTGTACACAAGAATTTATTATCTGTACCATCACCCCAATAAGTGTGTGATTGGTCTACAAAAGATTCCACTAATGGATTCATTTGTTCAATAAAGTTTGTCCATAAAATAAATTCATAAGTTATATCTGAATAATTAGGCATTCCAGTAACTATATTTTCATACACAGGTTGAACTCCTCGTTGAACTGAAAATCTATCATATTGATTATCTTTACTCCACCTCGAGCTTCTTACAACATCAACAAATTTTCTTTGAACATCATGAGGAAAAGATTGTCCTGATAAGTCATTTCTTGAAACCTCTGTTCTTCGTAACATAATTAATGGTAAAATCAATGAATTATTTTTATCTCTCAACACACCACGACTTCTAACCGCTTTCCATCTTTCTTCATTTCCATAATAAACAGGTATTTTTAAAGTTTCATTAGCTTCTCTAACCATAGGTTTCATTACATTCTTTACATGATTCAAAACTGCGGTATCTACATCTTTAAGTGTGATTGCGTAATTGTCTGAAAAATTATTACCGGGCACAACAGTAGTTTCTCTATTACCACGAATTGTAGTTCCTTTAGTAGATACTTCGTTAGCTCTATTGACTAATTCTTTATTCACCACACCTTTGTTTGTAATTTTATTTACTGCCATTTCGTCTTCTCAGTTTTTTTAATTTATCTAATTTATTATTAACTTTACCTTTTACTTCTTCTGATTTAATACTACTCATATCAGCTTTACCAATTGCAATCTCTTTCTTAATATCTACCTCAATGGCTTTCACACCTGTTTGACTATTGGAATCAAAGTTATCTAATTTATTCATCAACTTACCCATCATTTGTTCCATTTGTAAATTACCATTTGGTTCAGGTGTGTAAGTGTGTTTTCTTTCACCATAGACATCTTCATCATCCTTAACATTACCATTAACCTCTTGTTTAGGTATGGGTGTTTCCTTATAGTTAGGATTGGAAGTATCAAACTTCGTAATTTTCTTACCTATGATTTGTTGAACTGCCATTGTTTATCCTTATACAGTAATATCTGTTCTAGCTATGAAGTAATTTTGTAATTTTTCAAGTTTATTAGAAGGTAAAGCTTCGTTATAAATCGCCATTTCATAGATATGTCCTTCAAATCCCGTATTACTATTTGCAAAACCAAGTTCATTAATGGTTTGTAAGATGTTTTCATCATAATCATCATTTGTTCCTAATGATGTTCTGTTTATAAACCACTCCACTTGTCCAAATCCATCATCACTATTGAATGGTTGTTTTCTACAAGTTAGTAAAAGTTTTGTGTCTTGTGGAATTGTATCATCAGCAGGTGTAATTGCTGTAGATACACTATCAGTCTCATCATTAGCCACGACTTTAAGTTGTGCTCTATTGGCATTAAAGTATAAAACCTCAATTAAATCATTTCCAGCAGTATCTTTTAATAACACTTGACGATTCTCATCATCAAACTCAAGCACAAAAAACAATGTAAATTCAGATAAAGTTAAACCAGTTGTGAAATCCATATGGTCTAAATCACTAGCCCCTCTTTTAAATTGTAAACTATTTTTTGAAGCATTGTATTCAGGTTGGTTGTTAGCAGTGCCTTGTGTTAAGTGATTTTGATTTACACTTAAATCATCCCATTGACTAACATTGTCTTCATTTGAAAGACTAGATAATGTTGAGAATGAATAATAACCTTGTAAACCACTTATTTGTGTTGGACTAAATGGTGGTAGTGGTTCGTCACCTCTACCAGTACTAAAATGTCTATATTCATTTAAATTAGCTTTATTAGAAATTCTTGACTCATCAGCTATTTCTTGACTTTCATTGAAAATCGCTAACTTGTTATTGTTTATATCTAACAATTTTAATTTTATGTTTTCATTAAATATTTGTTTAGCCATTGTTTCATCTAATTGAAACAAATAATTACTTTCAGGTATTTCTAACCATTGATTCCAAGTTAATTTTTTATCACCTTGTTTTTCTCTAGCTATCTCTGTTAATGTTCCAACCAATTTAAAGGTGCTTAAAGTATTTACATCTTTCATATATTTTTCAAATTCACCTTTATTATCAACAACTATATTTTGAAAACTTTCTGCATTTTGTAACTTTCTCTCTAATATAGAATTTTCATGTGAAAGACTTGAAAGATGTTTAACCTCACTTGAAAGTGAACGAACTTGATAATTTAAATTTTTTATTTCATCTTTTTTATTTCTTAACTCTTCTCTTACATTTTCATTAACTTTAACATCTTTTCTTAAAACACCAATTAAATCTTTAGCCTCTTTTAATTTATTTAAAGACTCTTTTAATTTAGTTTTATAATTGTCAATCTTGTCATTTTTAGATACCAACGCTTTTTCATATGTGTCTAAATTATTCACATACTCTTGATATACTCTTTTTCTTTCTGTCTTAACTTCATTAACAACTTTTTTACTATTCTTAGTTTCGTGATTTAATTTGTAATTTAACTTATTTAGTTTTTCATTTAATTGTTTATTAAGTTTTTTAGATTTTTCAATCACCTCATCTTTATAAGAAATTCTATCTTGTAATTTATTTATTTTTGTGTGTAATGGATTGAATTGTGAATTAATTTCTTTTATAGTATTTTCTTTTATTTGTAATTTATTAATGTAATCTTTTTCTTTAATTGAAAAAGCTCCATCTTCAAATTTCTTTGCAGTGTTTAATTCTTGAACAAGAAAGTCTTTTTCTTTTTCTAAATTCAAAACCTGATTTGATAGACTTTGTGCTTCTAATTCTAACTTATCAATAATTTTTTGTTTACTTTCAATTTTGTCTTCATATTGAGAAGTTATTGGTTTTCCACTAAATCTTTCTTTTAAAATATCTAAACTCATTAATTATTACCTCTTCTTTTAAATCTTTTAATTTGAGCTGGTGTTCTACCAGTTCTTTCCAATATTTTATTTTTCTTTCTTCTTTCTTGTTTTCTTAATTTAGCTGCTTTGTTTGGCATTATCTTGGTCTCTCTTCTATTTGTAACGATGATAATCTTGAACGATGTGCTGTCGCTACAATGTTGTGTTTAAAATTTGGATGTCCTGCGAATAATTGTGGTTCTGTTGTTCCATTGATTTCCCAATAATAATCATTCCAATCCACAATGTCACCAATCTCAGGATAGAAATTCAATGAACCACTTGATAGATTTTCTCTTTGGAAAAACATTTCAATTGAAGAATTTAAATCTGCACCAAATTCATCTTGTTGTATTTCAGGTTCATTATAATTAATCAAGCAATTAACTCTAAAC